GAGGAAAAGTCGTAAGTCAGACCTAGAGTCAGGGCACCGAATCGGACATCCTTGTTCAACCCACCAGTGAAAAGCCGCGTCTGCAAAGCGTGCGGGGCTAAAGCAGTAAAGGTCATTTACATAGAAGAGTGCAACGTCCCTGGAACTTCTGAGAAACATAAGAAACGTCGGCTTGAGTGTACAGAATGTAAGGCTCGGACGACGACAAGGGAAATATCTGAGGAGCTCTTTCAGCAGCTTTTGAAAGACTCGTCTTCACTATTAAAGATTTTTGATGCAGTTCAAAATGTAAGGATGCCTGTGAATATCCCCTGCCACAACTGTGGATTAAACGAAAAAGACAAATGCGATATCGATCTTCCGGAGTTTATGACTGCAGAGGCAGTCGGTTGTTCGTGCTTTAAGAAAGCTTCCTAGCTTTTGTCAAAACAGTGTTCGGCTAGAAGTCGAAACAACTTTTTCTTCTTTTGCTCCAGAAATATTTGTTCTTGAGGGTCTCCGCCAGGCCAGCGCTCATACGCATCGCACGTGGTTTTATATTCAAGGCGTAAGCCTCGTATATCGTAAGAAATTTGATAAAGCTCTTCTTCCATAATTATGGCGAAGGCGGCTGCAAAGGAGACCGCCTTCTTTCCGTCAAGAACTAACCCCTTGGCAAAATCAGTTATTGACCGGACTCATTAAGCTTAGGACGTTTAAGACCGGAGTTCTAAAAATCCCCATAAAAGAGTCATTAATGCCTAAGGACATAACAAGTTCTTCATCATCTACGAAGCAACCGAAGGGCAAGATGCACGCAGGTTGATTAGATACGTCATTACCCACGGCATCAGACCAAGTGACGAGCTCATCATTGGTTGATCCCGCGAACAAAGGCTCGTCCATCATTCTCGTGACACGAGTCAAATTCTCATCGAGCATATAAGCACTGAGAGAATAAAGAAGATAAGGACGACGGTTCAGTTCGCTGACCATGTGCTTCCAGTGATAGAAGACGAGCCACTCGTCACCAACTTTGATTGGAGCCGTGGAGTTAAAGGTCGGATAGTCACCGGTTACTTTTTTCAAGCACGAAGAGTCGATGACTTTGTCCACCTCACCAGGCGTTTTGATGACGATGGGTTTGGTGGAATACAGAAGACGAAGGTGTTCTTCGTCAGAGAAGAAGCACCAGTTTTTCTCTGCTTTACCTGGCTCAAGGTTCATCCCGACAGGTGGGGAGTAACAATCGACAAGGTTGCCAAATTCGTCTACAGCGCCAGTACAGACTTTGGGGGAGCTAAGCATCTTGTGCTTTGAGGAGTCCCACTTCGATGCGTATGTGCTAGTTACAAATTGGCACATCAAGGTATCGTTCGGGGCTACGAAGATCCGGGGATCCTCGTGGCTTAAACGGTGCTTGCGATCTAGAAGCTTTCGAGGAGCGAAGATAGTTTCGTCATTCGCCATCTGACCTACCCAGATATCGGTAGGCGTGTTGTTGTAGTAGAAGTACTTTTTATCGTGTCTGAAGACAAACGGTTCTGGTTGTGATCGCCACGCGATGAGCGTTGCTTCTCGATGCTTGATCACACAAGGGCTGAAGTTAGCTACAGCTCCTTCGGGAAGACCGTACTTAATACGTGTAAAAGTTCCTCCGATGTCATGAGCTTGCTCGTAGACAGTCGGGTAGCCCGATTTTGTCGGAGCATACGCGTTCATGACTACGTTCTGGAAGACAGTCCTGTAGCGGTGAAATTGTGCTGTCATTTGGAGAGCTCCTGGATTGCTGCGTTGAAACCTTCAGAGATTTTGTCCCAACGGAAGGAAGGATCCTGTGTGGTTTTGAAACAAGCCTGAGCGACTTTTTCGTAATGTTCTTTGTCGGAGTAGAGCTTCGTGAGACGCTCTGCCATGTCGTCAACATCGACGATTCCCCGCTCTACGCCTAAATCTTTGTCGTAAATCCAAGCGGCGACATCTGCCAGTTCTGCACTTCCTTTCCAAATATCAGAGGAGGAAGTGTGGTTGGGGAGAACTTGCGGACGTTTACACGACGCGTGCTCGAAAGGAACGAGACCCCAACCTTCTCCGTTAGCTGTGTTGATACCCACGTCGCAAGCGTTGTAGATCTTGTTAAGGAGCTCATCAGGAGGAGCATCCATATAGTTGATGTTGTTTTTCGGTGTCGAAGATCGCCCGCACATCCCAGCCGAGATCCTTCTCGGACATGTGGAGATACAAGCGGGTATCAGGTTTGTCCTTCGCGAACTTTGCAAAAGCCTTGATAGTCAGATCAATTTGCTTACGCGGTTGGTTGCGGTTTGCGTTCAGGACAATGAACTGATCCTCAGGGATTCGAAGTTGTTTCCGTGCTTCGCTCTTTTCCATGGGGAAGAACTTACCTTCGTCGAGACCGTGGGGAATGACGCCCATCAGTTTCGGCTTAACGCCTTGCCTCATCAGGCGATTCGCCTGTTCGACTGAGAACGTGATTGCGAAATCCCAGTCTTTGACGTATCGAAGCAGAGTACTCACGTAGTACTCCGAATCAATCGGGAAGTAGGCAATGAACTTGAATTTAAGGCTGTCCTTGAGGAGGTGAACCCGCTCCCACACCTGGTTTACAATCCAGATGTCATTCAGGCAAATAATAAAGTCTGGCTTTTCTGCTTCTACGATCTGTGGAAGACGCCCGATACCGAATCGATCGGAAGGGTTTCCTGCAGAGGCGGGGTATACCCTAAAGGGAAGATTATGAGGATCACCGTTGTAATTAATACCGTAAGCAATGATTTCATGGTGTGCTGACAGATGTTCTAGGATACTATGTGTAACACGGGCAAATCCTGTATTCGATAGGATGTCTCCGTACCAGAGAATTTTTGCCATTTGGCGATTAGAATTTTCCTATCACTATAAAGCCAGTTTTTAAAAAGACATGCCGAGTCGTGAGACATTTGCACACCGTAGAAGTTTAAAACTACGTGCTGCAAAAGCAGTAAATTCTGAGAGTGCTGAGCTAGATAGTATATTTACAAGAGCAGCAGATGACTTTCATACGTTCTGTACGATTATGGATAAAGCGCCTGCAGCGCATATGTTGGAGTGGCATAAACACCTGATCACTGGAGAGAGCAACAGATACCTTCTTGATATTGCAGGACCTAATCTTGATATCCTCGCGCCACGAGGAAGTGCGAAATCCACCGTTCTTAATATGTTCACCGCCTGGATTATCGGGCGACACACTACGGCTGGGTTACCGCTTCAGATCATCTATTGCTCGTACAACATCGCCACAGCTATCCCGAAGAGTCGAATCATCAAGCAGATTATTGACTCTTCTACGTTCAAGAAAATTTTCCCCAAAGTCCAGTTGCGGGCAGGGATGCAGTCAGATATCGGTTGGAGTATCGACTTTGATTACGCAGGCATCAGCCGCGTGGGCGACGAAGAATTCACACTGAGGGCTGCCGGACTGCGAGGCAGTATCACCTCGAAACGTGCTCACCTCGTCATCGTGGATGACCCTATCAAGTCGAGTACGGACATCAAGAACCCGTCGATTAGGGCGGAGATGAACAACAACTGGTCTTCGGTTATCGCCCCGATTATTTTCGAAGGCGGTCGATCGATCTGTCTGGGCACCCGATTCCATCCACTCGATATTCACAAGACGATGTTCATCCCAAGTAAGGGATGGAAACAAGTTCAGCAAGAAGCCCTTACGTATGACGAAGACGGAGAGGCAGTCAGCTACTGGCCTGAGCAGTGGAGTGTCGATTATCTCCAGGGTCAAAAAGAATTAGATCCGGTTGCTTTTGCCTTCCAGTACCAGCAGCAGCCGGTGATGACCTCGGATCTGATCCTCTCGCCAGACCTGTTGGTTAAAGGCGATGTGGTAACTGAGTTCGACAGCTTGGCAGTTGGCATCGACCTCTCAGCGAGTAAGAACGAGACGTCCGACTACACCGCGTTTGTCCTCGGAGGGAAGTTCAAAGACAAGTACTACATCGTCGATGCTCATCAAGTACGGTCCATCGGAAACTTAGAAAAGATCGATCTACTCGCGAAGATGCTCGTGGAGTGGGGGATACTCCAAGAGAATGCCGAAGGGCAATATTTCCCGACATATTCGACATGCACGTTGGTCGTAGAATCCGTTGCCTATCAGGCGTCTCTGGCTGCCGACCTCAGACGAATCATGTTGAATGAGTGGGGTTTGGGGAATCTACATATTCATGAAGTTAAAGGTTTCAGAGGTGACAAAATCTCCCGATTTAGGGGCACACTAGGACTGCTCGAAAACAAGAAGGTGGTCTTCAACCGGTATCGAAAGTTCGATCAACTGTTTGATCAACTGATCAATCTCGGAGCTACCTCGCACGACGATCTTCTTGATGCATACACACACTTGATGTGTTTCCTGCAACGTCGAGGAAACTTCCAAATGGAGTACTGATGAAAGAGTCGTCGTTTCTGATCTTCGTCACTGCCCACAACCCTCTTGCTCGATTCGATGTCCTGCTTGAGACCCTCAGGGGTTATCAAGAGATTCCTGGAGTCAAGGACGTTTTCATCCATATCGACCACGAACACGAAGGAGACAAGACTGCTTTAGAGGAGCTCCTAAAACCAAACGTTGATCTGAACTCGATCAACGTGATCGTTGCCGACAAAAAATACGAAGGTTTCTCACTCACGTGGGCACACAAGGCGTTGCTTAAGGAAGCGATTAAAAATGAGATGTATGACTACTACATATACTCAGAAAACGACATGCTCTTCAAGAGCGAGCATTTTATTTATTGGTACTCCTGGAAAGATCGGCTGAAGAAATTAAATCTGGAACCTGGGTTCTGTCGTTTTGAGGAGTTTGAGGGTAAGACGGTTCCCTTTGACAACCACAGAGTTATCGAGTTGAACGCACCTACGAGAAAGGTCTGGGGTGATATTGACTTTGTATCTCAGTCAGTGTTGACGCCGAATGATTCGGTTGCGGGGTTTGTGACACTCAGCAATCCGTACATGGGCATGATGATCCTTGATCAGGAGATGGCAAATCTGTATGTCGATTCTCCTAGTTCAGATCCTGTAAAAAGTTTTGAAAGAGTCCAGCATCGTTGTTGGCCGATCGCCGACAGAAGTTCTTTAGGCACTGCATTTGAAGGACTGGTTCCTGGGCAAGATCACAAGCGTGCTGTACCAGTTGTTATTGACAAAGGCAAACTACAAATACCTCCTTACGCTCTGCTGGAACATCTTGATACAAAGTACAGCGTTGAACTCAGTGAGAAGCTAGGGTCCGTCTTGGATGTCTCGGAAATTTTTGGATTCCGTACTAACTGAGTTTGAAAGACGAGTGCAACTCGCAGCTACCTCACAACCTCAAATGGCAGAAGATCTCGTCAACCATCCCAATCACTACACCTCTGGTTCTATTGAGACCATTGACTATTTAGAGTCGGTTCTCACAGAGGAAGAGTTCCGTGGGTTCTGTAAGGGAAACGTTCTTAAATACGTTTCTCGTGAAAGACTCAAGAACGGTAATCAGGATCTTGAGAAAGCTGCTTGGTATTTAAATCGACTGACGAGTAAAAAGAGCTAGGATTGATTTAAACAGTTTTTCGTAATGGATATCCGAGCATTCGGCTCTACATACGGGCAGCAGAACTCATTGCCTATGGCAAGCGGATTTCTGTGGTCCCCTGCGGATGGAGAAAAAAGATTTTCTACATGTCGTTGTGTCTTTATTGAAGCTAAGGCTTCTTCTGGTAAAGACGACGTTTACGTCGAGTTCAACGATGGACCTGGGCAATATATTCACGTAGAAAATTTAGTGGGTGATCAAAAACTAGAATGGGGTTTGACTGCCATTAGTGGTGGGTCTATTCAAGGTGCCATCGTTCTCTTCTAAGTAAATGAATCCTTACGACCGCGCTGCTTTCGGTTTTTCTCAAGCGTATGACATGAACATGCGGGCTGCTGACGAGCAGCGCCGTGTCAATCGTCCCTCCACAGAAGCTTTTACACAAGAACTTGAGGATGAGCGCACAGATCTGAACTACTCTCCGAACCCTGAAAACCCTGCTCAACCGTCTGAGCAGTACAACGACGACGCACCTGAACCCACTGAAAACTCAGTGATCAGAGCTCGTGCCAAGGTCGCGAAATATTTAGCAGATCGCGGCTAGTATGTTGGCAGTTAAATCTGTCAGATGCTGATTGACGCATTTACATATTTCAACGAGAAAGAACTTTTAGAGCTCCGTATCCGTACTCTTGAGAACCACGTCGACGGGTTCCTTATTACTGATGCGAACCGCACCCACCGAGGTGAGGATAAGGAATTCACGTGTTTAGACACGATTCGCGAGCTCGGTCTACCTGAAGAGAAGATCCAAGTTCTCCACGTAGAACTTCCGACTTACGAAGAGGCACCAGATCCATGGATCCGTGAGCGTGGTCAGCGTGACGCTCTTGGAGTTGGTCTGCATATGATGCCTGACGACACTGTATTTATTTGCAGTGATTGTGATGAAATCGCGAATCCCTCGAAGTTTCCTGAGCTTCTTGAGTTAGTCGAGGAAGAAAACGACAAGATCGTCCGGCTTAGCATGAGCATGCACTACGGACGTGCCGATCGTCAACTGGTCTCGCCAAAAGGTGAGCTTTTCGATTGGAGGTGTGGGGTTGTATCCACTGTCGAAAAACTTAAAGCGTTCGGAACCTTGTCTTCGATGAGGGCTTCAACCGACAATCGTTACTTCGGCACTCGTGATGCAGGTTGGCATTTGTCCTGGATGGGCGATGCTGACAAACGGAAGCTCAAGCTACGTTCAATTGCTGAGTATTACATTTGGGACAAACCTGAAGTACAGAAACTCTGTGACGACTTTGTACCAGAAGAAGGTAAAACGGACATGCTTGGGCGAGAAGACCATCTGTTGACTTCATACCCCGTTGAAGATTTGCCTGAGGAAGCAGTTAAACTGGAAAGAGTAAAAAGTTATCTTCTTCCCGATGGCTGACAAAATGCCTCCCGAGCTTCTGGAGAAGTTCAAGAAAAAGAATGAGGAGAAGGAAGCTTCTGAAAAGGGTGATTCAGAGAGCAAAAAGGAAGTTCGCGAACGTGCTCTTGCTAAAGCTCGTAAAGCGAAGGCTAAAAGCTCTAAAAAATGAGCCCTGAAAGGTACAATTTATCCCGTGCGTATAGATGTCTAGTTCTTCTGAGACTCGAACCCGATTTAATGAGATCTTAGAGGCGTCACGCACTCAAGATCGAAGCAGCCAATCGTCCACGATGGTTGTTTTGAGTCATTTACAGCAGATGACTCTTCTTATGATTAAGAAGGGTCTTTCTTTCTACTGCGATCAGGATACTTTCAAAGGACGTAGTAAGTTCCTGCATGACGTCATTGCTCTAAACAGGCTTGATATTCGTTTTCCAGCGATTATTAGAAACTTTTTAATCGACGGCTGCGGGCTTTTCTACTTCCGCCCTGATCCAAAACTTAAATATCAAATTTATTTCTTCAATAAGAATCAATATCGCGTATATCACGACCTTAACGGTGAAGTAGAAGAAGTAATCATCATCTACTCCTACAAAGTTAAGAATCAGAACCTTGGACTTCCGAGCAATACTGCTAACGCCAACAAGCGTTATGTGCGTCTGGCGATTACA